TACCCATAATTAGTTACTCATCGGAGACAAGACCACGCCATTTGTGCTTAACCATATATTTTGGTCTTACACACTCTTTATTGTGCTGCGAGCCTATAAACTGCGAATAACCATCCCATGAACCTATATTATGATACCATTCTAAATTGATGTTCTTATAGTTATTATTAGCTAACGGTTCAAATACTTGGTTTATACTAGCGTTTGAGCTATTAAGCATATAATGCTTTCTAAAGTGCTCTTTGCATAGCTTATAGTCTTCGGCGTCAAATGTAAATGGAATATGTTCATTATCCAAAAAGCTTTTTCCGTTAAACGTATACCTGACTTTTTCTGCTCTTTTTAACTCAGCTCTTGAATCTTTGATTGTATTTTCAGAAACTATCCCATAAGGCGATACTACGAGAAATCTTTTTGGTACTACCCATCTGCTTATTTTTAAGCTTACGTAGGAAGCAGCTTTAGCCCCATATAAAATACTCCATGATAGTGAATCACGTCGTTTCCGATCCTTTGGATTTATAGATACATAGTAAATAGGAATCTCGCGTTTGTTTAAGAAAGCATATGGTTTTACCCAAACATGAGTTGGATCATAAATCCAAGAAGAAAGCTTCTTTTTTATTATTGGCTGAGATTCTCTATATAAAACTACCCATATAGTGTTACTGCCTGCCATAGCAGCAGTGTGAACCGCACGTTCAACTGCGTGATAATCTTGATGTACTGGCATAAGCGCATCAGCCCAAGGCATATTAAAATCTAAAGGCTGCCCGGCTACTGGGATAATAGACGCTAAATGATGAGATAAATTATTTGTTTCCATTATAGGTTCAATTTGCTTTTTAAGTATCTTTGATAATTTATTTTAGAACGCTTATTGCCAAATTCCCATGTGGACTTTGGTTCTGCATACATAAAAATAACATTATCAAAGTTATCATAAGTGTTGCGACCCAATTTTATTACATCGCGACGTAAATGTTCAATCGCGATTTTTACATTTCCGTTCTGACGTATATTATTTTCTGCCATAAGTTTTTCTGTTTTAATTTTTACAACATATTCAGCATACCTATCGTTATATATCTGGCTGTCAGTTAAATATGAAAGCGCTATGCAATCTTTGGCCTGTTTGTTGGGGCGAGGTTTAGCACCGGGATAAAATATTATTTTATTTATAAATTTATTATCTCTGCTTATAACATCGTGTTCGTGGTGTTTGCCACTTAAAACCTTTAACCAATCTACAACTAAATTTTCAGTTGTCGTCACACCAGTTTCTGGTGGTAAATCATAAAATTTATGGTCATCAAATACAAATAGCCTATTGAAGGTTATTTTTATAGCGCATTCTTCAAACGAAACAGCGGTTAAGGTGTTAGCGTCTATATATCGTAAATGTTTTATTTTATTACTAAAAGGCAACAGATTGCTTAATGATAAAATAAAGCTATATTTATTCCATATTTCTAACTTGTTTGTTCCTAGCCCAAAATCTTCTATTGTTTCAAAATAATATGGTCGTTCAAGGCGTGTGCTTATTAAGGGAGTTTGTGTTTCGTGAGAAAATAAAACAGCCTCTAAACTAGAGCCTATAATAAGATTATCATAGGATAGTGTTAGAGGCTGTTTTTTAGACTTTCTAATCTGCATGTCTTACTTCATTGTAAGCTTTTAGCGTTTCTGGATAAAGACCTTCAAGAATTTGCAGCATAGCCTCTGCAACCTTTTGGATTTCCCACTGTGCGCCTTCGTGGCTGCGTAGCTCAATAAACTTTAAAATGTTATTAAGATTTGCGCTTGCGTAGTATTCGGTGTAAAGATTTTGTGGTAGCACACCACGGGCTTGTTCACGACATACACCTTTTTCCATAAGTTGTTCATAAAGCTTTACGGATAAAGCGTGATGATTTTTTACGGCGTCCGAAGATAATGCTTCTGCGTAAGTAGAAGCAAAACCGTTTTCATCTACTAGATAGGGAATAGAAACCTTTGGATCAATTAAATTATTCCTATCGCTTGCTTGCCTATTGCTATCATGTTGCATAGCAAACACTTTTGGCTCATAAAACTCAAGCTTCTCTGCTGTGTAGCGGCGTGAGATTTCATTATAACTCCAAGTACGATGTCGGTGATGCTGTGAACGAATAAACAGCGGCACCTTTACACGAAAGGTCACAAAGCAGTGTTCCAGTGTGCTTGTGTGTTTGTGTTTGATAAGATAACGAATAAGTTTCCTATCCTTGTCATCTAGTTCAGATTTATGCACACCAAACGATACGCGAGCAGAGTTAACAATAGTAAGGTCTGAACCAACTGCATCGACAAGTTCAACTTTTCCAATTCCATCTCCATAAAGATCTACGCTGGTCATTTATAGCTCGTTTTCTTGTAGTCGCCCAACTACACCATTTTCTGTAATAACGCGGAACTTCTCGCCTTCAAATTCTACAATGTCGATAAGGGCTGTTTGCACAACCAATAGATCGCCGTTAACAAGGTCTTGGCTGCAATCATCGCTTGCACGAACTAGCTTCACGACACTGTAACGCGAACGCATAGCCTCCTCTGGAACGAGGAAAGCGCCAACAGCTTTAGTTTTCTTTACCCCTGCCTCTTCAACAAGCAGAAGTTTATTCATTGGAGTAAATAGCATTAGTTCACCTCGCTTTCGCCCTCGTCGCCACCTACATCAACCTTGGTTCCACGAATCTTACCAACCATGTCCACAAGTTTGTCAATGTCGCTGTTGTCCTTGATTAGGCGTTTAGCCTTTTCAAGCAGCTTAACCTGTTGCTTGGTTAGGTACTGGTTCTCGACAAAGCTTTTCTTGAAATCGCGTAGATGTTCTCGTAGAACCTTGATTTCCTCTTCTGTCTTTACGCTGCCCTTAACATAATCAGCGATGTGCTCCTCAACGCTCTTCTTCTTTTCTACTGGTGAAACCTTGGTTCCCATACCTGTCATAACTTCGCGTAGTTCGGCCATAGTGTTCTCCTAGTTGAGCAGTAGCGCTCTGGTTAAATTGCGTACTTCTTCTTGCATCTTACCACGGTGTCCCACATCTTGCAAGGCAAATAAATCAACCTTGTGATTTGTAGGTTTGCCATCTACAACAAGATAGCGGTAGTGCATACGCATTTCGCCACTATAGAACGATTCCCTGCTTAAGTCAACTTCTTTTTTTACATTCTCATGTAGTTCTTTTAGAAACTTCTTTTCGTAATGGTTTAACATAATTCCTCCAAATAAAAAACCCCACAACCGCCATTGTAGCAGCTGTGGGGCAGAACTTAAAATTGTTTTATTTAGGCTTTGGAGCCATTCGTGAAGGATTAAAAGCAGTCAGCAAGGTGTCTAAAGTGGCTAGAGCATCTTCAATCTTCTTCTTTGCTTGTGCTTGATCGCCGCCTTGTAAAGATTGCGAAGCTTGCTTTAAAGTCCCAACTGCGTTTTCTACATAGCCTGTAAAAAAACCAGATTTTCGGATATAATCGATGCCTCCGCTTGGTTCATAGATATCGCCAACGGCTGTTGACATACCTGATCCAAGCGGAACTGCACCCTCTTCCATTTTTTCGACTTCTTCTTTAATGATCTGTTTTAAATAGCTTTTTGTAATTTTCATAATAAAAAACCCCTATGTTACCAATAAATAGTAACATAGGGGCTAAAAAGAGTTAAATTTTTATTTAAGGTATCTGCTCTTATAATAACTCTCGTATTCTTTAAAAAGCAGATCCATTATTTTTTGTATATTTGGGTGTTCTGGGTCTAGTAGCTTATCTTTAAGCTGGCCTAATTTAAAAAAGATCATATTAGAAAATTCATTATCATAGCGACTGCTTTGTTTTTTAGTTTTAAACGTTTTCATCCAACCTTGAATGAAAGCCTCTATCTCGCCACTTTTAGCATACCCACGGACAGCTTCTCTATCCCTATAGCTTGGTAATTCATTGGCTAGCGATTCTATTTCTTTAGAAATTTCTGGGTATGCTTTACCATAAATTGTTTTAACATCCCTATAGTAATCTTCTACCGATTTTATATCTTTAGCGGAACTTGCAATTGAACCACCGTGCGTATATTCATGGGTGAGTAATTCCGCTAGTATTAAATGTGCAAATTGAAAGTCCTTCCTACTAAAAGTGTCTAAATAGGCTACTTCTACATTTAAACGCCAACCATCGCCATGCGGTTGTAATTCTGCTTTAGCGCTTAAAGCTTGTCCAAGACGCGGTTTATTCATAGATTTTTCTATAGAGATGTCGTCAAACGCAACATATTTTTTGTCTTCTTCATCTAATTTAATTACAAATTTATCTTTTTTATTTAAAATTGAGTTTATTATTAATGTTGCGTACTTGTTCGCTATGGCAGATTTTTTTCTACCTTCGTCTAGTTGCCTAATTACCATTTCTTTTAGCAAACTTTTTGTTAGTTTCATAAGCAAAAACCCCTATGTTACCAATAAATAGTAACATAGGGGCATAAAAATGTTTATATTTTTATTTAATTGGACAAGCCCCACTAATCAATTTACACATCTCAATAAAGTAATCTTGATCAAATCTGTTTTTCATAATGTTGATGTGCTTATGGACCCACTGCACATTTTCTTCAGTATAACCTTTTGCGCTATCAATGCGGTCTATAGAAGCGGTATTCTTTTTGTGATCATTAGAGATTACAAGTTCTAGACCGGATAAAGCACATTTCTTATTTTGCTTCTGAAATAACTCCCAAGCAAATTCTTTTGTAATCTTTACTGGTGTTGTGTTTCCGTTTCTTTGTCTATCGCAAGCGCCAATATGCGTAGACCACCAGCCACCAGAAATATCTCCGCAGCCTTTCCATTGAGCATGTTTTTGTCCAGATACAACAGAACAACTGTGACAGCCGTTAGAATCACCAGAGTTTAAATGTTTTGCATAAACATCTTTTTCTTCTCCGCACTCACAACGACAAAGATATTTAGTCATATTCCATTTATCGTTCTCGATTCGTTTAACTACACTCCATTTGCCAAAAGTACGACCAGTTAAATCGTTTAGTCTTCTTTTACTGTTTACTTCTTTTGTTAAACATCCGCAGCTTTTAGAACGACCATCTAAAAGGTTTTTCTTATTGACTAATTTTTCAGTTCCACAAAAGCATTTACAGAAAAATTTATCTTCTCTTTCTTCTAAAATTGTCCATCGTCCGTATTGTTTATAACTCATGGGGCGGGCCTCCTATATGATAAATAGTATGGCCCGCCCTAAAAGATATATAATTTATTTATTTTATATTGCTCAACGGATAGGGCACGCTCCCTGACATTCCATAGAGCTTTCTAATTCACCATCGCCAACGCTGCCAATATCAATTGGCTTAATCTTGGCTGATAACTTCTCAAACTGTTCCTTGGTAATTGTTTCTTTTGGCGCTTGTTTAAATCCGTGTTCACTGTGGCATAGGAATGAGATAGTCTTTAAATATTTAAGATTATCCGCTAGCCAAGCTTTTAGGGCTGGTAATTCTTCCTTGCGGTAATAAACAGTAACGCTCACCGCTTGATCAGCCCAGTGCTTTTGTGCAAGCTTAACAACATCTAACTGTTTCCAAGTTGTCCAATCTTCGTCGGCTACTGGTGCGCCATCTGGTGCGGCAACATAGAAATCAACAACTTGGGTGTTATGATCTAGCGTACCGTCAAAACGCATGACTGGTTCCATGTAATGCCCTGCATCGCGTAGTAGTGGCAGCAGTGGATCGCCCGCGCTAAAACGCACGCGTTGGATAATGTAGCGAGAATAAGCAGGGTGAACACCTTCGTAACTGTCAAACACCTTGCTGATTGTTCCAGATGGCTTAATAACTGTGGTGCGAACGCTCTCTGGGATGTTTAGCTCTTTTGAGTACGCTTTATTTTCTTCTTGGATAGCCGCATAAGCCCTATCAAGTACATCTGGTGTAAATAGTGGGCTTTGTAGGCAACCAGTGATGCCCGTACCAATACGGCGATTACGCTTCACTACGGCATCGCATTTTGGTTGGTGATATTTTTCAGTTGTTACACGCTTACCCCAACGATGCATTAGGCGAGCAGCCTCAATAAATTCTTCTTCGTTTAATAGATTTGGTAAAGCAATTTCTTGGAGATTGCATGGTTCGCCGTCTTCAAGAGTGGCTTCGGCACATGGATTGACGCCAATTGCCGTATCTGCTTTGAGTTCGCCCATTCTTCCAAACTTTTGTATATTGCTTCTATTAACAATTCCAAATGGCTCTCCCTCTTCGTATGTTTTCCAGAACAGTGGGTGCAAATCTTCTACATCGTCAACTACAACACTGAAATTAGCCATAGCGCGTTGGGTTGGAACATTACCAAGATCCCAGCGTTTAGCCTTTAAATATTCTTTATCCCAAGGATCACCAAGGATAATAATAGCACTACGACGAACGTTTCCGGCTACAACCATTTCACCGATGCTGCAAAGTAGATCTGCGGCATCTAATGGTTTAACCATCTTGCCTTCGCGTGCCTTTAGAATGGCGCACACTTTTTCTACGAAAGCAACAAGTGGTTTTGGTCCACTGCTTGTACCGCCAAATCCAAGAATTGGTTCACCGGCTGCACGAACACAAACGGTTGAATAGGAGAATGAACGCCCAGTAACAAAATAACTTTCTAGAACACGACGGGTTAATTCGTTCCAACCTTCACGACTATCTGGGACGATATAATCCGCATCTTTTGTGTCCTTAGAAACAACTACTACATCTTTTTTAACGCGAGGTAGTTTGCTAACAAAACGGTGTTCAACGCTCATGCCAACACCGCCGCCAAGCATTAGGAGATCTTGTGCAAGCACGAAGTTTTCCCAAGTATCACCAGCAACGAACCAGCAATTATTAAGCGCAACGCCGCCTAACTTTTTGTGTGATGGTGCGCCGCTGTACCACCAGCCACGACCGGCAGGACCAGCTTTGCGGTTAATAAGAAAATATTTAAGGCGAGCAATTTCTTCCTCGCTTACATTATGGCCTTGAACATTACCACGAATAACACGATCAACCGTATCTGTCCAATTCTCTAGTACACCTGTATCTTTGCGGGCATAAGTGCGTTTATAAACAACCTTTGCAAGATTTGACCAATCACCCATTATAGTAACTCCTTGACGCGAACAACATTTTGTGCGCCGACTAGACGTTTTACCTCTTCGCCGTCCTCGATAAGCATAAATGTTGGAACACCTGTAACGTTAAAATCTTGTGCCATATCGCGATGTTCGTCAATATCAATAATTTCAAATTGAACATCTGTTACGGATTCATTTAATTTTTGAAAAACTGGTTTTGCCTGTTTGCAGGGATTGCACCATCCAGCACTAAACATGATTATTTTTTTCATTTGATTTCTCCTTTTTGAACTTACGGTATTTTTCTTTCAAGCTTTGTTCCTGCTCTTTAGCGCTTTTAACAATTATGTCGGCTGCGCTTTCTTGGCTTTGCTCAAGTACCTTGATCTTAACGTTCTTTGTGTCCATGAAGAGCGGATAAACCATACCATCAGGTCCATTACGATTCTTAGCGATGTACATACGACCCTCATTACTTGCTTTATCCTTAATTGTGCGGCTGATAGTACAAATAAAATCTGCAACGAAACATTTGTTAAAGGCTTCGCTGATGCTTTCCATAGTAATAACTTCTGCGTTCAGACCTGATCTATTTGTCTGCGATGCAGTCCAGATGCAGCATTCATGCATCTGTGCGATACCGCGCATTTCTTCATAGATGCTTTCAAGCTCTTGACGCTTCTCTTTTTCTCTCGTAACAGGACGCAGTAGATCGCCATAGTCTACAATTACAAAATCAATGCGATGACCATGCGCTTTTAGTTTATCAAGATGCGCTTTAATAGTTGCGGTGCTGGCGCTCTTCGTTGGGTACTCTTTGATAAGTAATTTGCCTTTGAGATCCTTAACCATGTCCATGATAACTTCTTTATGATCGCGGACTTCGGAAAGGTTAAGCCCAGTAAGGCAGCTATCGTAACGGCCAGCGATTACTTTGTCTTGTAGCTCAAGTGTGTAATGAACAACATTGTAGCCAAGTTTAAGAGCAGTTGCGCCAAGGTGAACCAGTGCCATAGATTTACCAGCACCGGTTGGGGCAATAACAACGCCAAGCTCGCCCCTCCCAAGACCACCCCGTGTAATGTTGTCAATAAGATCCCAGCCAGTTGATACCGGGTTGCGTGCTTTGAGTTCAAAGCGTTTTTCAAAATCCACGACATAATCATAACCGTGGTTATTATCAGTACCAAGCTTAAGCGCATCATTGATCACCTTTGAAACTTCATCGAACGATGAGGATTTAATAAGCTCAACACTTTTCATCATCGCTTCTTTGAGCTTCTGCTTCTTACAAAAATCTAGAGAAACATCTTTTATGTGCTGTGCGCCGTCAACTAGTGCATCGCTCATTTGCACACGGGCAAAATACTCGCGGACTTGTTTTTGGGTTACATCATTTTCATCGGTAATATCCGCGCGAAGAATCATCGTCATCGTGTCGCGTGATGGATGAATGCCGTACTTCTTGCGATAATCATAAATCTTTTGCGTAAACACGCGAAGATAGCGCAGTTCTAGAAAATTAATGTCTAGAACTTCACCAATCTGTGCAGCATAAGCACTGTCATCAAGAATTAGGTTACAAAGGTTCTCTTGAAATTGCTTACCATATTTTGAAAAATCCTGCTTCTCTTCCATGTCAGCTCCTGTGAGATTGCATCTTACTTCTTATCGGGGCAGTTGTCTATCACTATCTTTTCCATGTAATGAAATAGGTCTTCAAAATTGATATCCATAAAACCATCCTCGGCTGCTAGCTTGGCAAAAGAGGGTTTATTAAGTATGCATTCGGCTCCCTTTATTCCCGACAAAATTTTCTTCTTATTTTCTGCTGTTACAAGACGATATTGCAGCTGCATAATCCTATGATTTAACTTGATTTTTTCTCTATCTTGAACTACCGCTTTGTAAATTTTTTGTTCGTGTAATTTTTCACGGGAAGTTTTTAAAATATCATCTATTGTGTACTCTTTTTCTTCTTTCAAGAACGGATAGCGCTTTGCAATTGTAGCAAGCCCTGCACCTTTTACGCCGG